TGCGTCGGGATGGTTATACGGGACCATCCCGCCGGCTTTGCTCTTGACCCAAAAGCCCGCGTCAGACGTAGTGAGGTCAGCCATTACGCGGCCCCCAGTTGCGACATCACCGCTTGGCGGTTCGGTTCGCCCTTCTGGATGCGATCAATTTCCGCTTGCAGCTTGGCGAGCAGATCGCCGCCCTCGCCCATGTCCGCGGAGGGCCCGGCGCCGGCACTGGTACTGCCCCCGGCCGCCGCCTCGCCGCCGCCGCTGCCGTCATCCCACCGCCACGCCTTGCCGCCCTCGCCCGCGGCCTCTAGCACGTCGATCGTGCCGACGCCGGGGATCGTGAGCTTGTCTTTGCCGTCGTACGTCGTGCCGGGGTACGCCTTTTCGATGTCGCCCATGGCCGACTTGAGCCCGTCGAGCGTCGGCGGGAAATTCGAGAGGATGCGGCCGACCCCGTATTTCGGGGTCTGGTGATTCGGGTCGTTCCACTTGTCCGCATCCCATCCCGGCGGCGCCGCGCCGGCACTCGGCGGCGTGTAGGCGGGCGCGCTGTAGCCGTCCGTATCCCACGCCGACGTGTCGCCCACGCCCGCACCCGCGCCGCCATCGGCCGGAGCGGGCCCGCCCGTGGGCGCGGCCGGTCCCGGGTCCGACCCCAGTGGTGGCGCGGGCGCGGAGCCGCGACTCTCAAGCGCGTTATTGGCAATCGGCCCGGTGCCGGTACCGGCCGGCGGAGCGGGCGCCGAGCCCGGCACGCCGCCCTGTGCGCCGAGCTTGCTGGACTCGCGATCGGCGGCGCCGGAGGCCGACCCGCCCAACTGATTCATGACCTCGGCGCGCGCCGTCGCCGGCTGGCCGGTCGTTTTGAACGCCTGCGCCTCCGGACTGGCCCGGATCTGATCCATGACCGAGTTGAGGCCCTTCTCTCCGACCCACCGATCGCCGCCGTTCGGATCGAATCCCTGGCCTTTCAACTGCGCCATGACCTCCTCATCGGAGGCCGGGCGGCCGAGTTCCTTTTCGTATTCGGCTTTGATCGCGTTGGCGGCGTCCTCGACTTTGAAATCGGTGTACGCGCTCTTGGCGTTCTTGCTGGCCAAGCCCTTGATCGCGCCGACCCCGGCCCCGATGCCCATACCGATCGGGCCGGCCGCGGCGCCGTAGCCGGCATAGCGCAACGCATTACTCGCCACGCCGCCGCCCGTGCCCTCAAACCGGCGGCCGAGGTCATCGAGATATTCGGCGTTCGATCCGCCGAACGTCGGCATGTCCTCTTTGACCTTGAGCTTGTCGGCCAGGTAGCCGGTGGCGAGGCCGATCCCGGCGCTCGTCGCCGCGCCGGCCGCGCCGCCGCCGAACGAGGTCAATTTGCTGGCGGCCTGTTTGGCCGCGCCGCCGCCGACTTGCGCGGCCACGCTATTGACGCCCTGACGAGCCACGCTCTGGCCCGCGTTACCGAGCACGTTGCCCGCCACCTGCGAGCCGACGCCGGCCGCCAGGTTGCCGTACGCCTCACGTTTCCCGGCGGTGGGGAGGGGCGTCACCTTACCGCCGCGGGCAAACGGACTCGCGCCGCCCGTCGTTGGCGCACCCGCGGGGCGTGGCAATGCGCCCGGCGCGCCCGCCGTTGGCGGTGCGAGTTGATCGATCACGGCCTGGCGCTGATAGTTCGGCTGCACCGGCTGGATGCCGCGTTGCAGATCGATCGGTCGGCCGTTCATATCAACCGGCTGGCGGTTGGGATTGTGAAAATCCGCCGGAGTCATAACGGACATGCGGTTATTCCTTCGGCGCTTCTTCGCGCACGCGGAGGCCGATCCGGTCGAGCGACCAGTGCTGATCGATCGACGCCTGATCCGCGATCCGGACTTGGATGAATTCGCACTCGGACAATTCGAGGCCGGTCGCGGTGACGGCGCCACGCTGTGTGCCGAGCGCAATCGGAACCGACGGGATCGTGTCAGCGGGATCGAAGTTGCGCCGCAGCGACACGTCCAGCGTGAGCGCCGTTTCCCCGATGCCCTGCACGTAGACGTTTTGGATGCCGAATTGCGAGCCGATGCCCTTGTCGATCGCGCGCGTCACAAGCGACGCCGTGTACGGCGTCACGTTGTTGTCGTCGCGGTTGATCCCGTCGGCGTCGGCCTGATAGACGCCCAAGCCCGACGCGCCCGCCAGATTGTTGCGGCCGACGTACGGCTTGAGGCGGAGGCCCATCGGCGCGCCGGGCGTATCGGAAAACATCGCAATCGCGCTACAGCGCGCGAGGTTGCTATCGGCGCGCGTCCAGCCGCCGCGGACGCCCTCTGTCGAGCGGCGCGCCCGCGCCACGTCGAACACGACGAGCACTTGGGGCGTGTTCTGGCCCGACACGGGCAGATACACGTACACTTGGCCAGCGTCCCGGTGATACGCGGCCGTGATCCCGGCCTGCGCGGAGAGGTTCACCGTCGCCCACAGATCCTCAATGTCGGCGCCGCAGTATTCGAGGCCGCCGGAGCCGTAGCGGTAGTAGCCGCGCCGCGACGGCCAGTACAGCGACGGCGATCCCTGTTCGTCCTCGGCCAACACGATCCCCTGATAACTGACGCACCCGACCGCATCGGAGAGCAGTTGCCGCGTGTAGGGGCGCGTCGGGTCCGAGGTCGGATTGAGCAGGTAGGTGCGTTCCAGCTTGAACACAACCGGCGTGCCGCCGATGGGGCCGCCCATGCCGGTGATGCCGCCGCCCAACTGCGGATCGATCTCGATCCGGTTCAAGGTCGGTACGCGCTCGTCGTCGGCCGTATTAAACCCCGTCGTATTCAGCGCGGGCGTGTAGTGGACGGTCGAGGACAGCGCGACCGCTTCCCAGGAGCCGGCAAGTAGGAGTTGCGCGCCATCGACGACGAGGAATTTCGCGGAGATCGGCGGCGTGAAGTAGTCGGCGCTCGTCGGGAATCCGGCAAACGTCGGATCCTGCGTCGGATACGTGGCCGGCGTCACCGTGTCGTCAATAAACGTCGTGGCGACGGCGGCACTGTTGATCGCGTAATAGTTGACGCCGTCGGGCGAGCCCCAGAGAAACCAGACCGTTTCGCCGTCGCCCGGCAGCGCCGGGCGCGTGACGCGCGCGGCCAGGCCGGCGCCGCTCGGCGTGAACAGGACCGAGGCCGGCGACAGCGGACTAAAGACGAGTTTGCCGCCGCCGTCGCCCACGGCGTACGACACTTTGTACTGCCGCGGCACGGCCGCATAGGCACCGGCGCCTTGGTTGGCGACGGTTGGCGCCGCGGTCGCGCCGGCAATGCCGACGCGCCGGACCACGGTGCCATCCCACACGTGCAGGCGATCGACGGCGGAGTCGTACGGCAAAAACAGCTTGCCGTTGAACGAGACACCGCGGCAGAACCACGCCGCCGTCGTACTCGCGATCGGATCGGCCAGCGCGACGGAGGCCCACACGGAGCCCGCCGCGACACGCCCGAGCGCGTTGAGGACGCCCGGATCGTTATGCGCGGCCCACAATTCCATCGTGGTTTCGGATTGCCCGGGCGTGTGCCGAAATAGGCTGAGGATCGCAAAGCCGCCCCCGAGCCCGATCGTGCCCGTCAGCCGCGCGACCATGCCGCGCCGCCGCTTGAGCCCGCGCGAGCGGCGGTATTCCAGATTGCGGATCTCGGCCAACTGCCCGGGCATCAACTGATCGGGCGGCTCGGCGCTATTCAGGCCGCCGGTAAAATCAAGCAGTTCCGCGACGGGCCGCGTCGGTTGCGCCACGCGTCACCGCCAACTGTCCGCGGGGTACATGCCGCCAAGGCGCGACGTCGGGAGCCGGCCGAGTTGCGAATCGTCGGGCAGATCCCACAGCCAGGCGTTCAGGGACTTGATCTCCTGTTCGAGATCCTGTTTCGCCACGACCATCCGATCGTCGGAGAGCTTGCGCCACTCGTCGTACTCAGCGCCGAGCGCCAGCAAGTGGTGATAGTCCGGCGGCAAGAGCGGCTGATCGGTGTCCTGTACGAGGTCGCTAATCTCGCGCGTGTAGTCGATCCGGTACTGCAACGCACTGGACGGCGTCGGGTACAGTTCGATGTGTAGGAACCGCCCCGACTGCTGGCCGACGGGCAGCGCGAGCAGGGTCGTGCCGCCGCCGGCCGCCGTCGTCACACTCACGATGCCGGCCGCGGGCGTCCGCAGGGACAACTTGACGACGTCCACGACGGTAGACGGCGCGGCGAGCGGACCGAGTTGCACGGGAACGGTGCCGGTAAGCGTCGTTTGTCCCGAGACGCGGTGCATGGTCGAGAGGACAAACTCCCAGTCAATAACCTGCGTCGTGTCGGCCGCACTGGTGGAGATCGCAAAAATCGAGGTCGGGGACGGCGGGCGCGTTTGCACCGGGAACCAGCCGCGCGGAATGTAGACCGAGGCCGTGCCGAGCGATGCCAGCGTGCCGACGCGCCGCAGCCAGGCGGTATCGCCCAAGGCGAGGACGGTCCGATCGACCACGGCCTGTATGCCGAGGATGCGCCCTACGGACATGCCGAGCCCATAGGTGCGCTGGCCGGCGACGGTGGTAAAGGTGTTCTCCGAATCGCGGAGCAGGCGCGAAAAGCCCGGCCGCGTCAACAGGCGCCGCTGCCACGCGTTGATCTCCGCCTTGACGCGGGTACGCGGCTCCGACGACACGGCGGTGGAGTGGCCGCACGCCCGGAGCGTTGAATTCTGCAATTCCAGAAACGTCACGGCGGCCCTCGGGGCGCGTTAATGCACGGCGGGCGCGGCGGTCAGTTCGCGGAGTATCGTCACCATGTCGGGCAGCGCCGCGCGCTGATCCGGTTCGGCGCACGGGAACAGCACGAGGAGCGCACGCGTGCCGACCTGGCCGGGGGCGAGATCGACCACGCGCCAGGCGCCGCCATGAAAGCGACCCGGTACGAGCTTGTTGGTGAGCGCAATTTCTTCGTGCGTCATTTCGCGCGCGTCCATCAGCGTGCCGACCCAAAAGACGTGGCCGACAATGTCCGGCCGCGGCTTGCCATCGGTCGGGTGATCGCCGTCGGGATTGAACACGGAGCGCGCGTGGTAGTTCTTGACGTTCCAATCGCCGTACTGATTGCGCCCCTCCATGCGATCGAACACGTCGGCGGACACCTGCGTGGCCACCTCAGACGCGACCTTGGCGGCGATCGCTTCGGCGCTGGACTGCGAGCCGATGATTTCTTTCACCAGCGCGAGCAGTTCATCGCGCGAGATCGGGCCGGCCGCGGCGGGCGTGCGGGCGCCGTCTTTGGTGACCAGCGCGGGCGGCGGCAGTTCGGGTGTAGACATAGATCCTCGATCACCAGGGACGCCGGCTCACGCCGACGCCCCTGGCGTTTCGCAATTACTGGATGTCGAGCAGAACGCCCTGCACCTTGCCGTTAACGCCGGTCACCAGCATCGAGCCGATGACCTTGGTGGCCGCCGCGGCGCCGTCCACGACGACGCAACCGGCCACGGTGCCGGGCACCACCACCGCCAGGCCGACGCCTGGCGTGCCCGCGATCAGCACGGCGCCGGGGCCGCTGATCTGGACCCAGCCGTACTGCCCGGCCGGGATCGGCGCGACGGCCACGCCGACGACGGCGCCGGTCAGCGTGGTAATGGGCGACTGAATGACGCCGTTGTACGGGTTGGCGACCAGCGAGACGCGCGACACGCCGGTCAGCGCGACCTGTACCAGCGCGTCAGGATGGAGCGTGAATACGCCCGTGGCCGCGCCCGCGACCGCCGGATGGCTGGCGATCGGATAGGCGTAGCCGAGGCCGGGCGCGGTATCGATGATCGCCCACCCGCCGGCGTACTGATTGGCGGTGATTGCGGTGGCGCCGTTGATGGCCGAGATCGTCCGCGAACCGACCGCGGTAATGACCGCGGTCAACTGCTGATTGAGCGTGACCTCGGCCGGGCCCTGAATGACGTTGCCGACGACGAGATCGGCCACGCCCGCTTTCACGTAGCGGAACGTGCGCCCGTCGCGCGTGTTGAGCAGGGCGCCGAGTTCCGCCTGACGCGTGGTGGTGAAGTTGAGGACGTTGCCCGAGGTGTAGGTGGCGGGCGCGCTCGTTCCGTTCATGTCGTGCTCCCTTCGCGCCCGCTTAGTTGATCGCGGTGATGACGCCGAGGCGTCGCGGGTTGTTGATGGTCATTTGCCCGGCGGTCATGATCTTCACGACCTCCGACAACTGATTGGCGGGATCGACGGCGGGGAACGCTTTCATCCACGTCAGGTAGTGGAAAAACAGATTGCGATCGTTGAGGGCGTAGCCGGTCGCGGCCGGCGCGTCCTCGTCAAAGCCCGCCTTGGCGCCTTTAAATTTCAGCGTTTCGTTTTTGAATCCGCCGTCTCCGGACTCTTTCGAGGTGAACCGCTCATTGACGGTGAGCGTGCCCTCGTAGCCCTGAAAGGACGTCTGATCGAACAGAAAATCGGTCGGGTGTTCCGCCGATGCGCCCTTCGAGCAGTTGTTGTAGATCGTCCGCATCGCGCCGCGGAGTTCGTTAAACGCGGTGCCGCTGTTGGCGCCGGAGGTCTGCCGGTTGCGCCAGAATGCGAACGTGGCGCGGTTGATGCCGCCAACGATCCCGGTGGTCGGCGTCGAGGAGACGAGCAGCGCCAGGCCGTTACAGTCGAGGCCGCCGTTGCCGGTGCCGTCGCCGTAGAACATACGATTGAGCACGGCCATGGCCGTGTTTTTCGCGTTATCGACCTTGCGCGAGACGAGATCGATCTTGGCCGACTCGCCGGCACAGCGCAGCTTTTCCAGTTCGGAAAAGACGATGGTGCCGCACGCCGGCTGTTTCCACTCGAAGCGCGCGGCGTCGAACACGTCCACGCGGGTCGTGTCGAGCACGTCCAGTTCGCCGTACGATCGGAACGTCGTATTTTCGGCGTACTCGATCGGCTCCTCGATCAGCGCGCCGCCGCTTTCTTTCTTGAATCCGGAGCCGCGCTTGATCAGGTTCAAGAGCGCCTGTGACGTAAACACGTTGTCGGCGGGATCGCGCGCCGTGCTCAGTTCAAACGTGGTCGCGGTGATCTGGCCGATGTTGGGATCCGCCATGGCGGCCCCTCCCTTTTACTGACCCCGCGCGCGTCCAAACACTTCGGCGGCGATATCGCGCGTCGAGCGTTCGTTGTAGCGAAGCGGCGTCACGGGCCGTGCCGCACCCGGACCCGGGTTGCTGGCGGCGGCTTTGCGTTGCAGTTGGCTCGCGCGATCGGTCGCATGCGCCGCTTGCAGGGCGGGGAGCCCCTTGGCGGCAAACGCCTTGATGTACGCGCGGTCAAGGGAGAGGGCGGGATCGGCCTGCATGCGCGCCTTGATGTCCGTCTCAAGGCTGGCAAACGACGGCCAGGACGCACGACACTCCGCAAGGGTCGTGGTCGCTTCGGCGGTAGCGTGCGCTTTCAGTTGAGCGAAATGGCGTTCCTCGATCAGCGGTCGGTACTGCTGATCGACGGCCTGACGCATGGCCGCCAATTTCTGATCAACTTGGGCGTCTTTCCACGCGTTGAGTTTCCCCAACTGCGCGGCCGAGTAAAACTCGCTACCGTCCTCTAGCCGCACGTCCGGACCTGGCGGGCCTTCTGGCTCCGACGGGGGCGGCGGGGGCGTGAGGGTGATCCCCAAAGCATGCGCGAGCGTCCGGATCGCTTGTTCCGGATTGGCGTCAAGCGCCTGCATGAGTCCGAGCGCCTGTTCGGCCCGGCTGCGATCGACTTTCAGATCGTCAACCCAGCCGTACCGCTGGCGCACGGACGCCTCGACCTCGGCGCGCGTCTTATTGCGGGCGTTCGTCAATACGGCTTTGTGCCGATCGACGGGCATCGACCCGGACGCGAGCAAGGATTGATAGTCGGGATCGTTCTCCTCGCCAACGCTTGTCGCAGCGTCGGGCGGTGGGGGCGTGGAGGACGGGTCAGCCGGTGGCGAGTCGGCCGGAGTATCGCCAGCAAACACGCTCGCCGCAATGGCGCGCGTGTCGGGTGGAGCAGGGCTGGACTCGGGAACCGATGACGTGGCTCCGCCGGAATCCGGTGATCCGGGGCCAGGCGCGGAGGTCAGGTCATCAGGCATCGCGTCAGACTAAATTTGACGCTCAGCATGCGCCGCGACGTGACGCGTGTCAATACATGGCGAACGACGGTCAGAACAAGGCGACAAACTTTCGTCGCGTGCAGGCACAGACCAGCCCATTTAGCGACCCATCGCTATCGCCGTGTTCCGCGATCACGGTCCATCGATTCGGGTCGCCAGGCCACCGGCCGCTACACGTCTCACAGACGATCTCAAACTGCATCCCGTGTAGCCGCAAGAGTTCGTCGGCGGCCATGAGCGCCTGACGCACGGCGATCGGCAGCGACACGATCGGCCGGCCCTGCGCGTCCCGGAGCGAGGTTATGAGGGCGGGCATACGTGGCCGTGGTGGTGATGATGATGATGGGTCTGCGGCGTCGGCGCGATGACCGCGAGCAGCGCATCGCGGTAACTGATAATCGCGCCGCGCCCGGCATCCTGCGGGGACACGTCGCCGCCGATCGCCGCGCACAAGGCGAGTTGTTCCTCAGCGACCGCGATAATGATCTCGGCCGGCGTCGAGGGCGTCGGC